AAGTTTTTTTTCTTTTTTTTTAATAGTATTTATATTATTTTTTTTTTTCTTGAAATCGATTATCATATCTTTATGTTTGGAATCTAAAGTTAATTTATTGTTACTATTTGTTTCAAATAATGAATCTTTGTTTTTAAAAGAAAAATTATTCATAGTATTAATATTTTTTATAAAGGGACTCTTTAAGTTTATTTGAATAAAGAAACTTATAATTTTATTTTAACGCTTTATTTAAGCAATTTACTTAAAATCCAAAACCTTTGAATCCGACATGAGTAGCACCGATTCCGAAACCAGCACCCCTTCTTGCAGCGTCAGAAACACTAGGAGCAAACATATCCAAAATAGCGAAGGTGGCAGCACCAGTAAATGCGATCACGACAATCTCTTCTAAATTCATTTTTTTCTTAGGGAAATAATAAGCGGCGAAAGCAACAGCGGCACCTTCAACTAAATATTTTATAACACGTCTTAATGCTTCTTGAAAATCAAAATCGTATTCACCCATTTAAATTGTATATATTGTAAATAGATTTTATTTTTTATTGCTATATATAAACATTTGTATTTAATTCATATTAAAATGGTATTACCTGAAGGCGTTGAAGATTTTTTGGAGAATGACAAACCTATTCCAGGGCAAAAATATGGATGTATTTCGTTCGTTTCACCTGACAATATGATAGAGAAACGAGAACTTTTCTATATGTCAGAATTTTTCAAAAAATATTGCGAAGAAGAAGGAATGGATAAGGATAAAGCATTGAATTTTTTGAAAAAATATGAGGATTTTAAGTTTGGAAATGGTGAAACATTATTGAATCAATTTAATGATGATAATGATGGTGCTTGTTGCATCCAAGGATTTAAAGTTCGTGGAGTGTATGGTTCATACAAGGAAGCAAAGGTTAGGGGTGAAGTATTGAGAAAACAAGACCCTAATTTCAATGCATTTGTATTTCAAGTCGGTTATTGGTGTCCATGGAGTCCTCAAACGCACGAGATTGAAGACGAAAATTACGCAGAAGCACAACTTAACGATTTAGTTAATAATTATAAGATTAACAAGAAACAAAGGGATGAATTCTTCGCAACCGAACAAAGAGAAAGAGGTAATAAGACTGAAAAAGATGAAGGTTTCGGAATTACTATCGGTGATGATAAAGATAAACAGAAAAAAATTACTGAACTAGGAGAGGAAACTAATGAAGAAGAGACTGTTCCTGTGGTAGAGGCGAACCTTAATCAGAACGATACTGTTCATGAGAAAAATCTCAACCAAAATGATACATTTGATAGTGGTGTAGAGAAAGAAGTAAAACAGGAATTATTTGGAAATAATATTCCAACTAGTTCTTTCAAAGGATAGGGAGGATATCCTCCCTTAAACCCTCCTTATTTTTGTGTCTTCGACACAAAAAGGGTTCATTTTTGACTTTGTCAAAAATGGCTTCGCAACGAGGGTTTGAAACAAGGGGTTGAAATTCGAAGAATTTCAGTCGCTCCCTTTAAAAATTCGAAGAATTTTTATCCCCTTTATTTTTGTGTCGAAGACACAAAAAGGGTTCATTTTTGGTAAAACCAAAAATGGCTTCGCAACGAGGGTTTGAAACAAGGGGGTCTAGCCCCCTTTAGAACCCCCTTATTTTTTCGACTTTGTCGAAAAAAGGGTTCATTTTTGACTTTGACAAAAATGGCTTCGCAACAAGGCTTTGAAATTATTTGAATTTTTATATCCTTGTTTTTGGCTACGTTAAAATGAGGTGTTTTTATTTTTTAATTAAAAAACATTATCTTTAGATATAGTTTAAGATGAATATTGTTGGACTTGGATTTCTTGTTATTGGAACTTATTTAATTCATTTAAACAAATCGATGTTAAATATCAGTGAAAAAAAGGTTGATAAATCAGTAAAATTTAGGAAACTTCCCAAAAAAGTCATTAACAATACAGATATTAATACTATAAAAGAAGAGTTATTTTGGAAACCAAGTCCATGGGAGTATTTACATGGGTATAAGGTGGATATTAAAAATAAAAGATTTTACTAAAACATATGTTATATAATATATTATAAATATATTATGGGTGTAATTTTTATTTTATTTGGATATACAGGAGACATATATACTAAAAAAATTTATCCTTCATTATCGTATATTCATGATTCCAAAGTAGATTTTAAGTGTTTATGTTTAAGTCGAAAACATATTTCTGAAAACTCGTTTATCGGAGGTTTATCTATTTATAAGAATGATAATAATTTTACAAAAAGATTTAGTAATGTAAAAGTGGATTACAATGATATGGACACATACAAATATATAATTAAATATATTAACAAATCAAAAGATAAAATAATATTTTATTTTGGAGTTCCTGCATTTGCTACATTATCGATCATGAAAAATATAAATACGACGGAATTAATAAATTATCCAAATAATGTATATCTCATAGAGAAACCATTTGGTAATTCATTGAATCAATACATGGATTATTGTGGTCAAATTAGACATAGATATTTAAATGATAAAATATTATTTGTTGATCATTATCGTGTTAAAAATGATTTGATAAATATGAAACTTTGTGCAAGATTGATGGGTATAGACGAACTTAGGAAAATAACTATAATTATCAACGAAATGTATGATGTTGATGACAGAATTGATTATTTCGATAGTTATGGATTAATTAACGACATGTTTCAATCTCATGTTTTAAGTATATTACAGTATATTTTAGGTGACAAATTTTATAATACTAAACGATTCACAATTAATAAATTATCAGTTGGACAATATAGAAATTATCCTGTTTCCAATAGTAATACTGAAACATATATGAATGTGTCTATTTCATGGAACGATGTTGATATAGTTATAGTTTGTGGGAAAAAAATGACATGTGATGTAAGAAAAGTTATGTTAGAATACGAGGATCAACCTATGGAAATATTTGATTTTTTATCATCTGGAAAAACAGATTATTTTAATTTATTTTCGAGTATAATTGATTCAACAAGTGATAAACATAAAGATTTATTTCTACATTTCATGGATAATATAAACTTTTGGAATATCACAAATAAAATTCACCTATATAAAAAAAATATAGAATTATTTTATTATTAATCGATATAATACCATGGCTCATATTTGCACATCTTTATTTGGCAAATCTTGTTTCCTAAATGAAATTGATTTTTTAAGTGAATATAAAGATATATTCGGAAAATCCAACGAAGGCGTTCATAAATATAGAATTTTAGACGTTCCTATAGTAGATTATGTAATGACTATTGCGTTTTCATTCATAATTTCATTATTCACTAATATTCCTGTTGTATTTATTACCATAATTATGTTTGGATTAGGTGTATTTTTACATATAATATTTGGCGTTAAAACATCAACAACTGACTTTTTAATCTAAATAAGGGGGACTAGCCCCCTTTAGAACCCCCTTATTTTTTCGACTTCGTCGAAAAAAGGGTTCATTTTTTGACTTTGTCAAAAAATGGCTTCGCAACAGAATTTTTTATTTTTTAAGTTTATCAAAAAATGGCTTCGCAACAAGGGGTCTATCCCCCTTTAGAACCCCTTTATTTTTGGCTAACGCCAAAAAGGGTTCATTTTTTGACTTTGTCAAAAAATGGCTTCGCAACAGAATTATTTATTTTTAATTAACTAATTCACATTTATATCTAAATAATATATCTTCTAATTTATCGGATTTTATGGTATTATTGATAACCAAACATTGATAGTCTTCGCTAAAAACATCATCCATCGTGCGACAAAAATCATCAAAACTAAAAGATTTTATATTAATATATTGTTCATATAATTTTTTTCTGCAACCCATGTTATTTTCACTCAAAATAAAAACATAGTCGAATTGAGAACGCAAAACAGGCGGTATATCCAATAAATGTGTTAATGCACATATCGATAATTGTTTGTGGTTATGGTTCATTATCATATTTTTAACATATTTATCACTAATTATGTCTCTCATGTTACCAATGTCAAATATAGTAAATTCATCTGTTGAAATGAATATATCATCATATGATTTTATTTTATTTGTGTCATGAACAGATGCTGTTGGTTTCTTAGAGTTGTATGTTTCACAACCTAACTTGTAATCAGTAATCACTGTTCCTAATTTCAAATTTTGAACAAAATTTAATGCTAATGATGTTTTTCCTGTAGCACGTTTTCCAATAATAAGAACATCGCTATAAGGTGTTAAATTATTAAATTTTTTTAGTAAAACCATTTTTATAATAATTATTATTATTATTATTATTATTATTATTAAACGTAACAATAATCAATATATTCGTTATACACATTTTTTTACTTATTATAAACATACCAAATTTCAGTTACAAAACCAAGGGGATAACTCCCTTGTTTCAACCCCTCGTTGCGAAGCCATTTTTTGACTTTGTCAAAAAATGAACCCTTTTTGGCGTAGCCAAAAATAAAGGGGTTTTGAAGGGGTTGAAAATTCGAAGAATTTTCAGTCGTCCCCTCGTTTTAAAGGGGACTAGTCCCCTTCCCTAAAATTTAGCAGTTTCATAATCAATATTTTTCAAAATTTTGCCTGTTGATTTATTATATATTACGTATAAATCATTTTCCTTATCATATCGATATGCTGGACTATCATAGGAACATTTATTTTCACCATATAATTTAACATAATTTTCAACACTCCGAATGGCTTGTTCTTCTGATTTACAACTTTTGCTCATATTTGATTTATGAACAATATCAAAAGTTTCATCTAAATCTATTCCAAAACTAGCACCTGCACCATAAACAACATACAAAATGTCACTGAGTGCGTCAATAACTTCAGTCATATCATGGTTTTTCATGGCTTCTTCTAGTTCAGTTACTTCTTCTTTAATTAAATCGAGTCTTAGTTTGACCAATTCAGGTTTGTCAGTGAAAACATTGGTTTGCAACTTGTCTGTATCCAATAAACCAAATACTCGGTGGAATTGTCTAACTTTTTCAAAATTTGTCATTTTATTTTTTATTTATAAACAAACCTTTATGTAGTGTTATAAATAAAAAATAATTATCTTTATACATATTAAAATGGCAACTCCTACGTTCAATTTAAGGTTAAAGAAATTTAAAATGAGTCAAATAAAAGACGATAGTGTGGTGATTTTCATAGGTAAAAGAAATACAGGTAAAACATATTTGACGCTAGATCTGTTATTCCATAATCAAGATATGCCCATAGGAACGGTTATTTCCGCCACAGAAGGTGCAAATCAAACATATAGCACAAAAATACCTCCTATTTTTATTCATGATACATATACCCCAGAATTAGTTGAAAAAGTAATTAAAAGACAAAAATTAATAAATTACAAAAAAATGAATGATCATAAATATGCAAATATTGATTCACGTGCGTTTCTTTTATTGGATGATTGTATGTATGATAGTAAATGGACACGAGATGTTAATATAAGATATGCGTTTATGAATGGACGCCATCAGAAACTTTTTTTCATACTTACTATGCAATATATCATGGGTATTCCTCCACAGTTGCGTTCGAATGTTGATTATGTATTTATATTAAGGGAAAATATGATACAAAACAGAAAAAGAATATATGAACAATATGCAGGAATGTTTCCTTGTTTTGATATTTTTTGTCAAGTAATGGATTCTTGTACTGAAGATTATCAATGTTTGGTTATACATAACGGTTCGAAATCGAATAAATTACAAGATCAGGTATTTTGGTATAAAGCAGAACCACACCCAGAATTTAGATTATGTTTAGATCATTTTTGGAAAAAAAGTGCCAGAGAATATAATCCACGATTTAATTTGAATTCGCAAGGTATGCAAGATGACGACGATGATGAAAATAATGGCACTATAGGAAAAAAGAAAAATGCAGTTATGGTAAATTTGAAAAAAGATTATTAAAAAAAATAAATAAAAAATTTTTTTGATCGCTGTTATAAACATATGTTTATAACAGTGGAAAATGATGTTATGGTGGGTGGGTTAGTTCCACCACAACAATTCACTATATAAAGTTCAGAACTTTTTTATTTCAATTTTTTTTTTCTTCTAAATTTTTTAGAAATTTTACCACATGTTTCGTTATTTATGGATTCAATATAGTCATTGTGAAAAATCATGTAATTTTCTTCAAGAAGTAATAAATCTTCCAACCATAATTCTTTTTCGTTTTTACTTTCAACATCATTGAGTTCTCCACGTTTTTGTTCAAATGATTTTTTGAGTTCTTCTATATTTTCATAAGTGAATGTTTGAATCGCCATAGATGTAAGATATTTGTAACTACCACTCTCATCACATTTATCATCCATAATATTTCCAGATGTATTGAAAACAGGAAAACCGTTATCTTCTAAAATTTCGACAACTTCGTCTTTTTTCTTTCTGAAAATAACAATCGTTTCATCCATGATATTTTCAATAAATTTAATTTTAAATTCAATAATATTTAATTCTCGTGATAGTTTTTTAATTAAATATTCTCTTCTTTTGAAATACATATTCAATCTAACACCATAAAAATACCGTAAAATATCTTCTACTGTATTGTATTTTTTAATATGTTCTTCACTATCATATAAATGCATATTAGTGGATGTCATTGATGCTGACATTCTTAACATTTTTTCCAATTTATCAATATTTGATCTAAGTGATGTTAATGTTCCAGGTTTGAATTTCAATATAAATTTGACTGAATTATCGGTTGAGTGGTTTTCATATCCTACCAAAAAACCTGTTTTATTAGTTTTCTCGTCATATATCCATTTATTTTCAATATCTTCTTTATATTGATCTGTCCATGATTCAAGTGGTAATTCAGTAACTTCTACTGTATTTAAATCTATGAAACTATAAATTCCCTTACTTATGTATTTATTTTGTGTAATTTCATTAATTTGTCCTTTATATCCCATAGCCCATGGTTTCATTGTTGTAATATCTTCATCATTCAATAAATGTTTAATATTATTAATAATATCCATTGGATTATATGTTGGTATGGATGTGCTGTATCCAGTTCCAATACCATCCGTTCCATTAACCAATATCATTGGGATAATTGGAACATAGTATATTGGTTCAATTACATTACCATCATCATAATTACTTGTTAGTAATGGAATATCATATTCATTAAATATATTTTTTACTAATCCGTTTAATTCAGTATAAATATACCTACTACTAGCATGATCTTTACCACCTGTTAATCTAGTTCCGAATTGCCCATTGGGTTTTAAAATATTAATATTATTACTACCAACATAATTTTGTGCAAGTCCCACAATAGTCCCTTGCAAACTTGCTTCACCATGATGGTAAGCCGTATTTTCACTAATATATCCACTTAATTGTGATACTTTAACTTCATTATATAATTTTCTTTTCAAACATCCATATAAAATTTTACGTTGGCTAGGTTTTAGACCATCCATAATGTTTGGAATAGAACGAATATTATCAGAATTACTGAAATGAATTAAATCTTTATTAATGAAATCGGTGAAAGTAATTTTTTGTTGTGTGTTTTCAATAAATACATTTTTATCATATTTACTCAACCATTCTTTTCTTCTATCAGAATATTTTGTTTTTCCATCACTAGCATCTTTTTTATCACTTTTGGTAAATGCTAACATGATGGCTTTGCGACATTCTTCTTGTTCATCAACATAATAGTCTAATTGACATTTATCCATTTCTTTAAAATAGGATTTAGCCTCGCTACTGGTAGAAGTTCCTAATCCTTTGTAATACTTATTTGTCCAACCTTTACCGTTTTGGTTAGCATCTTTCCAATTTTCATATTCACCCATGGTGTAAAATTGTTCAGATAATGTTCCTTTGGTTACTTTAACAACGGGAGTTGAAAAAGATTTAACAAAATCATCAATATTTAATAGACTGGGCCAGAAATGTTCAATAAAATTAATAATCAAACCTTTAATATGTCTTCCATCATCATCCGCATCTGTCAAAATCATGATTTTTCCATATCTTAGTTGATCTACCGTTTTGTATTCCTTTCCCGATTGTAATCCCATGATTTGTTTTAAATGAATAATTTCTTGATTTTTACCAATTTCATTTGGTGTTTTGTCACGAACATTAATAAATTTTCCTCTCAAAGGAAAAACTCCATAATAATCCCTTCCAACGATACTCAAACCACTGATAGCGAATGCTTTTGCAGAATCTCCTTCCGTCAAAATCATAGTGCAATCTTTACCTTTACTAGTTCCCGCCAAATTGGCGTCTTCCAATTTAGGAATTCGGATTAACCCACGTTTTTTTCCATCTGTTTTTTTGAGATCATTCTGTTCTTTAAATTCCGTGAAACTCAAAACTCTATCAACTAATTCTGTTTTACATAATTTTTCAATGAATTTTTCACTTACTTCACATGTGCTACCAAATTTATCATGTCTAGTCACCAAATATTCTTTAGTTTGACTATCGAAACTTGGATTAACAATAGTACAATTGATAAATACATATAAATTATCTTTGATATAATTTGTTTTCACTGCTTTTCGTTTTTTTATTTTAATTTGTTCCGCAACTTTTTTAGTAATTTGATTAACCACATAATCTACGTGTTTTCCACCCTTAACGGTATGTATTCCATTAACGAAACTAACCTGTTGAAAATGATCATCAGACGGAGTTGGTGTTACTAACACTTCCCATCGTTCATTGACTTTCTCACAAACAATGTCTTTATGTTCAATTTCAGGGAAATAAAGTTTGCAATATTTCTCTAAATTATTATATTTAATTAAATTATCATTGAAATACACTGAAATATTAGATGGAAGACAAGCAGATAAATCATACATTCGTTTTTCCAACAATTCATATATGTCTTGAGTAAGTTCTTCTAAACCAAATTTAGCAAAATCAGGGACAAATGTAATCCTAGTAAATGGATGATTACTTCTCTTTTTTTTAGTAATAATAGGTTCATGTCTAGTAAGCATATTATCTTCAAATAATTGTGAAAATGTTTCTTTAGTGCTATTACACGATGTCTCGATCTTAAAATATTTTGAATATATATTAGTTAATTTTGCTCCAAATCCATTTTTACCACCAGTAATTTTTGATTCTTTTTTATCGTAATTAGTGGATGTCAATAAATGACTAAATATTAGTTCTGGAACATATATTTTAAATTCAGGATGAACATCTGTATGAATGCCTTCTCCGTCATTATAAACTGTTATCTGATTTCCATTTATGTTCATCCTAATTTCTGTTAAACCTGTATTTCTTACTTGTTGATCCCTAGCATTGACAATAATTTCATCACAAATTTTAATTAAACCTGGCGAAAATTTGACTTGTTTAAATTCGATTTTCATGTTTTCATCATCATGTCTAACTATTACTTGTCTTGGTTCTGTTGTCATCGAAGGATCGCCAATGTAAGTGTCAGGACAATCTAAAATATGTTCATATTGAGTTTTCTTTTGGTATAATTCTTCTATGCTTTTAGTCTTAGGCATTATAAATACTATTCTTTTCCATGGTTTATATAATGATTTCAATTTTTTTTTATGGACAAATATATAAACATTGACAATATATGTATATATATTATTAATGTTTAGAATAAATAAAAAATATTCAAAGTTGTTTTCGAAACGATTTACTGGCGACAGCAGTATGCTAACCAAATTTAACACTACGATTTTATTTGGTATTTTAGGTGTTTTGATATTTCAAAATGTATCTAAAACGAGTTACTTTACCAATAAAACATATGGGAATTTTCCACGTGATATAATTGATAATATCAAATTTTCCGAACTTAAGTTTAATAAAGATGGAACTTTCAAGATTGCAATTTTGGGTGATTTACATTTGAAAAAGGATAATTTTGAATATGATTTAAATAAAACTATTGTTGATAATAAGCCTGATTTAGTGATTTTGAATGGTAATATTATGGATAATTCTAACACTTTGTCATCTGTTGATAGGTTAAATAAGATTATGACAAACAATAGTATTCCTTTTATTTATAATTTTGGTAAAAGTGAAAATAAATTATATTTGAAGGAAAAAGTATATGATTATTTGTCACGTCATTCTTTAAATTATCGTCAATATTATTATGGTGGTTTAACCAACCAATTAGTAAAGTTATCATTGAATAATAAGTATTTTTATTTTGTTGTTTTGCTTGATTCGAATGGAAATAATATGAACATCAACCAACTTAATTATTTGGATAAAGTATGTAAAATAAATAATAATATTAACGGAATGTTATTTGTTCATAAACAAATCCACGAAATAAATAATAATGAGGGAGTGCTTAACGACGGTTTATTAAATGTGCTTAAAGGTTGTAATAACGTGAATATAGTGTTTAATGGCGATTCTCAAGGAAACAATAAATGTAAATACCTACATGGTAAAAAGATGTGTTTTTCTTCGTCTAAAATCCAATATTTTACTTTGGATAATTATGGAAGAAGTGAGATATTTTAGTAAATTAAAATGTTATAATTTATTAAGATGGTCAAAGGTTTATATTGTAAATCAACCCATAAATTAGATAAAAACAAACGGAAAATATCCAAAAAATTTTCGGATGTTAAAGAAAATATAAATAAAAATGTTAATAATTTTGCGGGAATAGTAGATAACGAAGTTAATAAAGAAGTTTCTAAAACAAAAAATAAATTTATGGATATAATATATGGTTTCCAGTATTCGTGGAACAATAGATATGGTTCGACGATGTCTTCTAGACCAGATTTAATGTTTTTATATGATTTAATATTAGTGTTTCTTTTAGTATATGTGTTGCATCAAATATTATTTAGAGTAATTCCATTATTAATTCCATTGGGGAAAAGTCCTGCATATTTAAGAAATTTACTCAAAATTCCCGAAAGTAAGATAAGTATGAAAACATTAGAGAAACAACGTATAAAAATTCATGCTACTGGAGAACACGATAAATTCTTTAGGTTACGACCTTATGCTCCTTTGACTGAATCGGATAAAATGACGATGGACAATGCTATGTTGATGACTCAAATCATGATATTATTTGCGATTTATTTTGGAATTCCTTTTATTATTGCTTATACTATTTGGTTCATTGTTAAATATACTAAGTTTTTTTGGAGAACGGCGAAGGGTTTATTTAAAACGATGTTTCGGTATTTTTTCAGATTAATTAAATCCGCAGCCAGTCGAAAATGGATTATTAGAACGATTATGGGGTGGCCCAAGTTACCTTATCCTGATATGGCGTCCGAACATTTAATGCCTTGGAAACGTTCATATATAGATCCTTGGATTGATAGAGAATTTTTATATTATGAAATATTATATCGAAAAATTCGTCAAAAATATTATTATCAACCAAAAAGGAAGTATGTTGAAATTCCTTATGCTAAATTAAAATTGTTTTTAATTCAATTAAAACGTGAATATGTTGATTTAACATATAGAGAATTTTGGTTATTGATATTAGAAACTTATCCTAAATTTGTGACATTACCAGAGAATGAGTTATATTTGAAATTACATGGTTCGGATGCTTATATTAAAAAATATCAAAAAGAAGTGAAAGATAAATTAGATGAAAATCGACGCAATTTATCGGAAACAAAGGGTAAATGTTTAGGAACATCATATGAGAGTGTATCAAAAGTATCGGGTAATAAATGTACATGTCCATCAGGAGAACCACATAGTTGTGGTATTATAAGTGATATTGCACAGGATGCAAAAATAGTGGATGAAGAACTTAAAAACAAGTTTGATTGTTCCAAAGAACATGCGATAATGGATTATAAAAATGTTAGTGGAATGACTGATTTTGACAATGATTTTGACGATGATAATGAAGAGGTGATAGATTCAACAGGTAAAAAAATGTTTAAAATAGTTATAACAATCATAGGGGTGATGATTAAGATTATACTAGTAATAACAGTAATAATGTCATTGTTGATGATCGGATTTAGATTATTTGGCATTCCAGAAAATTTGAAAAAATATGTTGTTCCTAGTGCGGTGGATAGTTCATCTGGAAAATATGTATTTAAAAATACTATTTTGAGTGTTTTGCTTGGCTACTAGAAGAGGGGACTGAAAATTCTTCGAATTTTCAACCCCTTCAAAACCCCTTTATTTTTTCGACTTCGTCGAAAAAAGGGTTTATTTTTGACTTTGTCAAAAATGGCTTCGCAACAAGGGTTTGAAATTCTTCGAATTTTTATCCCTTTCTTTTTGCAAAGCAAAATGATAGTGTTTTTTTAAATATTTTTTGTGGCTTTGCCACAAAAATTGCTTCGCAACAAGATTTTTTCGACTTTGTTGAAAAAAAATAATATTTTAATAAATAATATTTTAATAAATATTATTTTAATAAATAATATTATCATTATTTAGTAAATATGAGTTGTTTGTTTGTTTCGTTGTCGCATTTTTGTAATTACACACATGGTGATATAAGAAAAATGATTTGTGATTATTTGATTTCTGATCCATACATTTCCTCAGGGATGAAAACATCAACAACCATCAAATATTTAGAAGATATACCACTTAATGAGTATGTTAATCGAATGAGATCTACATCCGAATGGGGTGGTGGACCCGAAATAAAGGCATTTGTTAATTTAACAGGGATACCAATTTGGATTCGGAACATTAGAGAGAAAAACTCTGGATATATAAAATTTGATTATGATTTAACAGAAACCAAAAATAAACCTATTCCACTGAAAAATCTCGTAAATGGACACATAGAATTAACGTGGAGTGGAGGACATTACGAAAGAGTGTAAAAATTTCATAGTTGTGTGTCGATTATATGATAACTAACAATTAATTATATCATAATTAATTCTACTTTGAAATCGCTTCTTGGCTTAATTCTGAAATAAATTTTTTATATAAATCTTCTGCCATTTTGACTTCGTTTTTTAGCGTTTCTATTTGTTGAAATGTTGGTTCTAGATCATATATTAATTGTTTATTTTTCGGAATTTTTATTTTAATCTTTTCGAAAATATTCGATTTCACTGCCGGATATTTTGTTCCCGTTGCATTTGACACTAAATATTCTGTGATACGTTCATTTTTAAGTAATGAATAAACATACATTGAATTTATTTCTTTACATCTTATAACCGCAAATCCTGATGATGCAACACCATTTAAGATATCATTATAGATATATGTATAACCTTTCAAATTTGGTCTAACAGTCGAAAATAATATATCATTTTTTTTTATTAATCGTTTTGCTCTCGACGGAAATTTTTTTGTGAAAAATTGAATTTCATTTATATTTTCTTCTTTCACTGAGCCAATATCAATATAATTTATTTGGCTAAATTGATTTTTTGACAATGATTCAGGATTAATCTTACAAATATTCCCTAACTCAACTTCATCACAATCATCGTTTTTCTCGATTTCTTTAATCCTATTTTGAACAAATTTTTCCAACTTCTTAATTTCTATTTGGTTCGCATTTTTTTCATTATATGGAACAGAAATTTTATCCGTCCATTCTTGAATTTTAGTTTGTGATTTCGGAATCGGAATTAAATAATTTTTTAATTGTTCTATTTTAAACGTCGGATATTGAGAACCAGTACACAATTCTTTTTCAAAATTATTTATTAGTGGATTTAATATTGAATACACAAACATAGGATTATATTTTCTAACTCTTAAAATCGGCATGGTAAAACATATATCATTAATTTTGCTTACAATTGATTCCGTTAATATCAAAGATTTTTTACTTTTAGGACGAACATTGGATATTATAATATCATTATATTGACAAATATTTATTTCTTTAACTTTTGAATTTTCTATTTCATCAAAATTAACAATACTTTCATTATCTATATCTTTGATTTTAACTAACCTAAAACATCCGTCATGTGTTTTCGTAGTTTTAGGTTTAAATTCGCATATATCACCTAACCTTACTAATTCATAACCTTTTCCAACAATAATTTCTTTTTTATTATAATCCTTGCTATTCAATGAACAAGTGATAGTTTCTAATATTTCTTCTTTTGTTGCACTTGAAACAACTGTATCACTAATGTCCATAATATCACCTTTATTTTCGGTGATAACTATATCATCTGATACCTCCATAAATTTATCTTCATCATATCGTTTAATAACCAAATCACTAAATTTTACTTTGGTTGTTTTTTCATCAGTATTATCAAATATAACGATCGATGTTTTTGTCGATGTGTTTTCGAATTGATCTTGTGGAACACTAATTATTTCTCTTACATTAAAATTTTCGATCAAATGTTTTCGTAAATCTTTATATGTTTTATTAAAAAACACTCCTTCTTTTAACACACCAATCGCAGTTCCTCCTACTTCTAAAATATCCATTAGTAACATTAAAGAACAACTTTCTTTATCGTTTCCTTTTAGTTTATTTACTCTTGCGAATTTTTGAAGTCTTCCACTGCATGAAGGAATTGAAACTTTTGTTTTGTTACTTTCCTTTTTTTCCTGTTTTTCTTGGATTTCTATTTTTTTTAATTGTTTATGTCTTTTTATTTTCAGTTCTTCATCTTGTAAAGTAAGTAATTCATTTTTGATATATGATTTAACTTTTTCTCTTTTAGATTGTGCTTCTGATTTATTATTTTTATCGCCTCCATATGGTGGATTAGTAAGGATATACTGATATTTTAGGTTGCAAAATTCGTCGGTAAATGAATTTTTATATCTTAAATTTTCCATATTAGGAAATACTCCTGTTAAACAAAAAAATTCTAATCCTGCGGATTTAATAACATCTTCATTCATATCGAAATGTGAAATTTTATTTATTTCTTTAGTCCAATCAATTAACTGTGGATATTTATCAACAAAATAATTGATATATCCTGTAGTAAAACCACCTGAACCACCAAACATATCAATCATAGATGGAATAGTTCCATCATCATTCATCTCTGGATTTAATTTTTCTAATATATATTCTACAATATGTCGATCTGTAAAATATGCTCCTAATTCACTGATAGCACTTTCGTCTCTACCTATAAAATATTCGTAAATTTTACCTGATAATAACACATTACAAGTTTTCTCAATAAGCGTGATTTTATTTATTTCTTTTATAAGGTATGTTAATACCGAACCTCTAATATTTTGTGGTATTTCATAAAACAAAATGTCTCTCAATTCACTTTCGCAAATTGATTGCAAAACATTACCAAAAATTAATTCTGCAAGTCGTTCATTTTCATCATCATTTGCTAATTTAAGCAAATATGAAAATTCACAATCAGGTTTTTTAAGATTAACTTTGTCAAGTAGTCCATTTTCTTCTATTTTTTTCAATCCATAAATTATGTTAAACACTTTTAATGCATTCATTCCATACCCCGCACCATTATTTCTAAGATAGTTATGAATTTCATGAATTTTATCTTTTAATGCTTCTTTATTCGAAACGCTATTACTCTGTTCAATAATTGATTTCATTTGATCTTCTGTTATGTCTTCTAAATTATCATGTATATTTTGTTTCAATTTTTTATTGGCAATTCCTAAATTTGACATAATATATATATAATTATCAATATGTCTTTAAGTATAAATAAAAATTGATTTATATTTTTATTGGATTACTTATTCACATATTATTAGGATGAATCAATCCAAAGGAATTATTTATATTAGAAATAATATTTGGTATGAAACAGAAAATGTTGTAAAATTGGGTATAACGTCATCTGCCAAAGACAGAAATAATACATATATCACCGGTGAAGTTAAGAGTGGATATTACATGCTTGTTATCAAAATACCTATTGAAAAAATGAGATTATTAGATAAACTTTTGAAACAATATTTTACACCCTATCACATTTATAAAGGTGGTGGAACTGAATTTTATGATAGGAGTATTATTAATTTAATTGAACCTTATTTACGAAAATTAAATATAATATTTAGAGTTTTAACCAAAGATGAAATCGACAAAATGGAAAGAATAGAAAGATTGATAAGTAAAATAAAACAAATATTTAACCAAATAAATTTTAAAAAAATAGAAAATAAATTAGCACCAAACAATCAACAACAATATATATTAGAAAATATTGAAAATTTTTATAATTCGTATAATATTGGAAAATTAATCTGGGCATGTGGTCTTGGTAAAGCATTATTGAGTGTTTTAATGGTGAAATTATTGAAATTTAAATCAGTTGTGTTTGGTGTTCCCAGCAATAATTTACAAATTCAAATTAAAAATGAAATTTTGAAAATATTCCCAAATAAAAACAATATATTGTTTATTAACGGTAATAAAGAAGACGGAATTAAACATGCAACAAACAAAGAACAAATCAAAACATTCCTTGATAATGACACAGAAACAAAATTTATAATTTCCACATATCATTCATGTTATTTGCTTGTTGATGAAATGTTTTCATTTGATTTCAAAATAGGTGACGAATCACATCATCTTGTTGGACTTGAAAAAGAAGAAGAAAAGGGTTTTCGTTTATTTCATAAAATATCGTCTAACAAATCATTATTCATGACTGCTACCGAAAAAATTATAAATTCGAAATATTCCATGAATGACGAATCTATTTTCGGAAAATATATTGATGTTAAATCAGTGCATTGGGCGATCGAAAATAAGAAGATAACAGATTATAATATTCTAGTTGTTAAAAATACCGAGAATGAAGTTGATGAAATTATTAATGTTTTGGAAATTGATATTGAAAATAAGGATGTATTCATATCGTGTTATATGTGTTTAAAATCGTTTGAAATGTATAAAGATCTGACACATATATTGTTATATACAAATACCATAGAAGACGCTAAACTTGCTGAAAATTATATAGATAAAATTTTAGAGTTAAATATTATATCGATTTCTAAAGACAATATTTATAATAATGCATTATATAGTGGTAATTGCAATAATTTACGAACTGAAGTCGATAAATTTAAAAATGCAAATTATGGTATAATTTCGTGTGTATATATATTTGGTGAAGGATTTGATTTACCTAAATTAAACGGTGTTTGTATCGCTGGAAATATGCAAAGTGAAACTAGGATTGTTCAATATTTACTACGTCCAAACAGATTAGAATTTAATAATCCAACCAAAAAGGCGTATGTTATAATTCCATATATTGATACAAATAATTGGAAAACAGAAAATAAATCATATGAAAAAGTTAGAAATATTGTTTCGCAAATGAGAAATGTTGATGAAAATATTAAACAAAAAATTATAATTTTAATTAAAACAAATGAAAATTCGAAAGAAAATAAAGATAAAAAAATATATGGAAATTATAATTTTGAAGAAAATAGTAATGAATTAAATAAAATAATATTACGATTAAGATATAGTAAAGCGTTGGATTCAACATTTTCGGAAGAACAAGATGAATATAATTATGTTAAATCGATTAATTCAACACTAAATATTCAATCAAAAAAAGAATACCTCGAGAAAAAAATGATGCATAGTAATTATATTGACCATCCAGAAGAATATTTCAAATTAAAAGGTGTATGGAACGATTGGTATGATTTCATGAATGTTGATATAACTAAATTTATTCAATCTAAACAAGAATGGATAAATTGTTGTAAAGAAATAAAAATTACATCATTAAATGACTATAACTCATCTTGTGAAATATATGATTTTTTACCTAAAGAACCTGCGGATTATTATAATAATTTCACAAATATTTTATCTGAGTTAAATTTGACCAAAGAAAGACGACGAATATAATAAAATTTATTGTATTTACATTGATTAAATTTTGAATTGTAATGGACGTTCTATTCATTAACCAAGACATGTTTATTATCTAATTTTCAATAATATTTTCTTCACCGCCTGTTCGAGATGATATTCCTGTTCCTTTAACGATGTCTATTATTTCGGTTACTTCTAAACTAAAACTAAAGTTTGCATTATTAAATTCGAATAATGCTCCGTTTGAATCTCTAACTTCTACATCAAGATATGTTAAATTATTCAATAATCCTTCGAAATAATCTTTATCAGACGATATATAAGTATTAAACAATATCGAACCAGGAGAACCACTCAGTAAGATTTTAGCAAATATATTATTAATATTTTTAGTGCTAGTTGTTATATTATCTATATTTTTGAAAATTAAATAAACATAATTATTTCCTGATAAAACGAAAGGTTTGTTAAGTTGTTTTTTAGATACTGTTCCATTCGGGGAACTTCCTGTAGATACATTACTATCAGTAAATTGAACAGGAATATAAAAAGATGATGAAGTAGATTTAATAATTGTATATCCTAAATCGCTATTAACAGCATTATCATTATTACTCCCCGTATGATTTTTAATATAGACAACATCTCCTGTTTCATAAGTGTTAGTGGCTGTTGTCGTGATCAACACATAATCAGCATATTGACTAGTTCCTTTCACTGAATTATCAACATTATATGTGTCTATTTTAGTTGTATTAGATTGAACTGAATTAAATTCCGTATCCCCTAAATTCAAATAAATAACAGTTCCACTTGATACAGTTGTTGTTTTTGAATCGTCCGATGTGGTTGTTCCTACATTAGGAAAACCCAGTAGATCGCCTGGTGTATCACTATTACTAAATAAAAACGCAAATTTAATATCTTTTCCAATGGATACACTGTCTCCACCTTTTGAAACAGCATCTGCCGTGGCTGCGGTATTAAGAGAAATGAAATATTTGCTATTATGTTGATAATATTTAATATCGCTCGTTATATTTCCATCCGTTGTTTTCAAATAATTTGGAACATCTCCAGCACTGGATATTTTAAATTGAGTTCCACTAATAGTGGTGACATTAACACCACGGGTAGATGTTGTGGAAGTTGTCAAAGCACTAGAATCGAACAGCAAGTTATTTTCTTCATCCGTGGAAGTTACTACATTTGAACTCCTGTTGGCAATAAAATCTATAAATCTATCATCAAAAACGGTTTTTGTTTCCATATATGCAATATTTTCATCATTATTCAAAGTATGTTCAGAAACATTTTTAAATAATCCATAATTACTATATGCTAATACTGCATTGCTAGTGACTGTTAGAAGAATATCACTTACAATGGTTGAGACTTCAAAATTTTCTTTCCCTATGGATATATTATCTCCTTTGGCTACATCTGTCAAAAAATCAGTTCCATAAGAATTTAAAGTATAACCACCTAAACATCCCGCTTTAGAACTGGATGTTGAACTAGTCATTATTTCTGACCAATAACCCATTTCAGATCCCACATATGGATAATCTATTTCGAAATGGTCTTCATCCAATATAGCCGTAACTTCATGATAATAATGAACACTTCCACCATTAACATATCCTGAACCCTTGAAAAAAGTAATTTTCGTTGAATCAGTATTGTCAATAGTATATATTAATCCAGTTCCACCATTATATACTGCCACAGCAGTAATAGTTATGTAATCTAAAGCAGAATTTGTTCCATCATTTACTACTGAATTTACCGTGAAAGCACCCACAAACGGAATTGAACTATCAAAACTCCTGATAACAACCATATCACCAGCCACTAAAACGTCGGCTATTCCAGTGCTATAAA